TTCATCACGCCCATGTCTGATTCTATTGAGCAATACCACTTGCCCCCGTGGTTAATCTTTGCGTCATCGCCACACTTACAACACACTGCGGGGCCAATTCTGTTATCTTCTTTAATTATAGTCATTATGTCAGCAACAGATAAAGCGCGTAACTCGCCGTCACAATCACTACAGTATTAACAAAATACTCTAATACTTTGTAATCCCTTTCTGATAGAGAGTGTACATCTTTCTCATCTTCATCAGGATCTTTATGTTCTTGAGGCCACACAGTCATGTCGTTCTCCTTATAGTTTGTTAGCATAAAATGTATGCTCGTCCCGGCATTCAACTGAACACCATCTTCTTTTATCTTTTACTTCTTTTTCACACCACATGCATTTGCCGGTGCCGTTTTCTTCAACAGACGTGTCAACACTTTTTAGAGTCGCCTCTAATTGTTTCTGTGCTTCGTTATTGGCTACGTCTATCTCGTCACTCATACCATGTGACCTTTTGCCCACGGGCTTGTAGCCCTAGCCTGTTTTGTAGTCAACTTCGGAGGCAGTGTTAGTCTACCCTCTTTCTCAAATCGTTCTAACACACTAACCCCCACCCCCGCGTATAAAGCAATTTTACCCCTAGTTGTCTTTGGGTTTTTCTCCATATATGCTATCGCTCTTGTTAAAAACTCTTGTTCTTTTTCATCTGAATAATGTCTACGTTTCACAGTCATTTATTTCCTTTCTCTAATTTTTTGATTTGTCTATTAGCATACCACACCATTTTTTTTAAGTCTTGGGCTTGGTTGCCTTTGTGTTTACATCTTAATAAATACTTACCACACTGCCAAAGTAATGGGTCGTCAGGGAAAAACTCCTCTAACACTTCTATCACTTCAAACTTGGTTATAGTGTAATGTGTTGGGTGGTTCACAACATCATCTTTTAGGTCTGCTCTCATGTTTTACTCTCCAAACTCATCACTCGTTTACCTTTAACGTAATACTCTAACATCTCAATATTCGTCTCGTCAATAATTAGTGAGACTCCTTGTTGCATACTTATCTCGCGTAAGTGTTTCTGTTGTAAGGCCGTTGCTTTGTTGCCATTGGCTTTACACTCGATCCCGATAAACTTACCTTTGTAACATGCGACGATGTCAGGTACACCACTTGCCCCATATCCTCCCGTTGAGGCATAAAAGTAGTACGCACCAAGTTCTTTAAGCTTGGCACATACTTTTTGTTTTACTTTCTTTTCGGGTGTTGCCACTATGATTCTAGTGGCGGAAGTTCATCAGCTGATGGCGACTCATAGCCCACTATGTCGGGTAGGTGTGAACCATCCAATGTAAGTGGGGGTAGGTCATCAACTGTTGGGTTGTCGTATCCCGCGATTTCCGGAAGAACTGTTTCTTCTCCAAGATTTATAAGGTCAATACCGGCATCCTTTGATGCCAGTGCTTTAGCCTCTGATTCTGAGATAGTTTCAACTGTGACTACCGCGGGTGTTGACGCGGGTGTTGACGCGGGTGCGGGTATGTCTTCACCAGACACATAAATAAGTCCACCCACTGCTACGATAACTGCTAATGCTATTGCGTTTTTCTTTGTTACTTGGTTCATTCACTCTCTCCATTTAATTAAAATAAAATACTGCTCTCTCTGTTACACATCACAATTACCATTCGGACATCCATGAGATAAAATCTCGTCTGCAATGTCCTCTGATATTTGTTGATGTTCGTGTTGCTTTATTTCGGTTTCAAGATGCTCTACAAACTTCTCGTCTTTCATTATTATTGTTAGCCCTTCGATAATTCGATTAGCCTCCTCTCGCTCTTCATTACCTATGCTATGTTTATCTAGTAAGGCAACGAAGTCCATGAGTAATCTACGAACTTCGAGAAAAATATGGTGTGCCATTAACTCTCTCCGATTTTTATTGGAGTATTAGTATTGTCCACAACTTGTATCATGTCAAGTTCTTTTGTTTCTTTCAGCCATTCCTTGAAGTCTTTGAATGAACGCTCGGGTGTCACTTGGTTGTGCCATATGAGTTCTAGTATGCCACTCATGCCCCCAATGATTCCCAGTAGTTCATGTCGTTCGGCTTTCCAAATATTTTGGTCTGCCCCAAAGTAGTCATAAATGTCTTGCTCTACATAATCAATCTTTTCTTTAGGCATTACTCTTCTCCCTCGGGGCTAAAGTCTATGACTATGCCCTCTATATATTTAACTCGATAATGGTCTCGGTTATATTCAAGCCCATCTTCCTTTGCCTCTTCTAGGTATTCATCTAACATGTCGAACGCCTCTTCTTGGGTGTTGTATTCTGCCCCCTCCCAGGCTGACATCCACTTGTCTCCGCCTCGATCGAAAGATTTTTTCATTTGCACATGGTACATTGCTTGTTCCCCCTGTACTGATAGTCTTCTTCATCTATAACCTCTTGTTCTGTCACCTCTTGAAACTCTGCTCTAACTTCAGCGTCTACCACTTCCCATGTATGGTCTTCGGTCGCAATTCTTTTTGCTTGAGTTGTACTTACCGCCATAACATCTATCGGTCTTACGTACTGCGTGATGTACACGCGATACGGCTTTAGTTTTAGTTTACTCATGTTCACTCTCCTCTATTTGTTTTAAGAGACTTTCAGCACACTCCATTCGCCCTACATGAATGTCGTATGTGCCATCGCTCATCTCTTCTGTTCCGTTCACAACAGGGTCGTTGTGTTGTATTTCATTTACTAGCCATTGCTTTATTTGTTCTACTGTCATAACACTATCTCCTTTTTAATTAAGTCCCATGCAATCGGGTACGGGTACCACGCAATTTCTTTTACCTCTTGCTCTATAACCTCTTGCTCTTTCTTTGTAAAATTGTGAGGGGGTATCCAACACGTATCTCTATCTTCATCGTATAAAGTAAACCCCTTGTCTTGCATAAAATCACATTCTCTGTCAAATCTTTGGTCATCTGTAATATCTATTTTCATAACGCACCTCCGTATTCATCATAGATAGGTTCTTCACGCATAGCCTCGTAGACCTCCTCATAAAATTTGTCGACTTCTTTGTCCGATAACTCATAGTCTTGCTCATATCCATCGTCATCTTCATAGGTAGCTATTGGATAAATGTTGGGGAAACTTCCCCCGTCATCATGGTCAACATCATACAAAATATCTATCTGAACTTCTACTTCGTCTAGGGCTTTGTTAAATACATGCCCTGTTCCGTCCCAATTATTCGTATACCAACTTTTAGTCATTGTCATTCTCCTTGTAAACTTGAGATATCCAAAATTCTAGGACTCCCCAATTGATTCCTACATTAGCGTCATGATTATCAAGAGCTAACTCTAAAACTTCCATAGCTTGTTCATCTGTTACTTTTGGTTCTAATGATTGAACGTCTTCTATGTTCCATGTTACTGAAATTGACCCGTCTTTATTTTGTTTCATTGTCATTCTCCTCTCTCAAATTCGCTCATGTCATCATCCTCTAAAGGTTCTTTGTTAAACTTCACAATTACATGGTCAGGCTTGGTTTCAATAAACTCCCAATTGCTATGACCGAATGTATTTTGGCAGTACTCATCTAGTAAATCAGTATCAAATTCCATCGTCGTCCTCCTCAATGTCTAGTCCATATTCATGTAGTAGGTCGTCAGCCTCCACATCGATTGACGGGTCGTTCTCTTTAATGAATGCCTTTGCGTGGTCTTCACTATCAAACAATTTGATCGAGCCATCATCTTCACAAATAAACTCTTTGCCGTTTATCGATATGTCATTAATGAATCTGTATATCCTGTACTTCTTTGCTACTTTTGTTTCCATTGTCGTTCTCCTTTTTCTATACATGTTATGCAGACTACTTCGTCTTCTTTGAACAGGGTTCTATCCCCGTTGTCCCCAAAGAACTTCCCATCATTAAACAGGTAGTCCCCTTTATACTTGGTTGAGTCATTACATCTGTCGCATTTCATTTCCATTGTCGTTCTCCTTATAAAATATCTATATGTAGCTTTTGGTTTTTAATCTCATCGTCACTCAAACCCGCGTAAATATGTTCAGCAAAGTTAATCCGTCCCATCTTGTAGCCAGGATAATCCTTTGCCTCATTCCACACAGTTATCGGGGTGTCGTCTTTAAATTTACTCAATACTTTCTTTAAGTCGCTCACTGTATTTATCATGCTCACTCTCCTAGTTTGCGTTGTTGGAAACAGATTACTGTTCGCGTGATGTCCGATGAGTTGTTCATCTTGTCCTCATACTCCCTGAACCCCATGTCCCATAATATCTCTGCCTCACACAGTTCATGGTTGTTGTTTAGTTTCTGCCTCGTGGCGTACTCGGTCTTCACGTGTTGCTCGGGAAACTCCATGTCAATGTATCCTCCGTCTGCCCAATCAACTCCGCACAGTCCGTCAATGACATACATAATTCCTGTCGACCCTGTCGTTACTTCCTGAATCCCCTCAAACAGTGGGGCGAGTAGTTTGTGTTGTTCGAGAGGGACTAGGGCATAGTCCCCGTCGATGGCTAATGTGACCCACTTGTGTTCGGTAGTAATGAATGCGAACTCCTTTGTTAAGTTGCCGTAGTCGTCTTCTTGTTCTCTCATGAATATCTGAAAGTCCCAACATGACCATTTGTATGGTCTGATTTCTGTCTCTTCGCTCATTATTCTTTCCCCTCGGTTATATAATCTTCTATTAATTCACTTGGCAAATGCCTCTCCCACTTCCTTGTTTTCATAAATGTATCGGCAATAATATCTCTGCCCAAGTATCGGTTACCCATGAGTTCGGTCTTGACTAACTTTTCAAAGTCGAACTCCCCTTTCTCGTCCTCTTCTTCAGGATTCCAATCCTTGTACTCGGATGTCTCCATGACCTCTCCGTCAATCGCTAGACTGAACCATACATAGTCATCTATGTTCTGCTCGGCAAATATCTCCACTTTGACAAGATGGTTGTCTATCCATAGGTCGTAATTTTTATAGTGGAGGTAGCTATTAAGCCTCGGGTATCCCTCTATTTGATTGGGGCTGATAGCTAACTCGTTCTTGGGTCTTTGTGATAGCTCATCATAATCCTCGACTATCTCGACTGACTCTCCCATATCACATTGAAGTGAAGAGAAATCATTGGGTACTGTTGCAATCATGTAGTTCATGCGATTGACAAAGGCGTATCCCGCAACAAAGTATTCATCACTGCCCTCGCTACACCATGTCCAAATATATCGCCAAGCATTGTCTCCGTGTTTTGCCTCAATCTCTTTCACTCGGTCTGAATCTATCTCAACCAAGTCAGAGCCGTTCTCATCTGTTTCAAATTGATACTTATCTTCAAACTGTTTCCATGTCATTCTAATCATTTTGTTTCTCCTTGTAGTTAAAGTAGTCCGTCATCGTAGTCATCTTCGGCGTAATATGGGCGATGTCCATGGACAACCTCATATTCTGCCTCACACGCTCGACATACAACGGGTTGCCCATACCACCCTGTCGAGCCACATTTTGTTTTTGGTGTAGTTTCCGATGGTCTGCCCGACCAAGTGAGGTTGGGGCAATCCCCCCCTGATTTATTAATATCTCTCATTGGGTTCATTTGAATCTCCTTGTAGTCTTAATAATGCAAGTTTGTAATCAGTGCCTGACATGCGTCCGCCTACTATCTCCCATGCCTTTTCTCCCTCATATGAGGTGGAAGTCCACCCCATTATTTCGTCAAGTTCATCTGTCATATTCATTACGCTACCTCCTCATTTGAAGACTCACATGCGAGTCCGACTTCTTTTAGATATTGAGGTGGGGTTGATAATTCTCCTGTGTGTCTCGGGATATAAATGTATGCCCCTGTCATGCCCTCAAATTCCTGTTCATCATCTAGGTCATAAATGTCTTTGGTCTCTCTTACCCCTGTTGCAGTTTCCATGTCAGGGTAGGTGTAGCTATAAGTCCATCCATTAATGCCATTGTAGTATGCGTCGATTACAACTTTTGTTTTCTTAGTTTCGTTCATCTTGTTACTCCGTGTGGTTAATAAATTAGTAAAGCTACATAAGACATTACGCGACTATTTCAGACATGTCAAATAAAACTTTAATTATTTTTAAGGCGGGTCAGAACAGATTTGGATACAAATATCAGAACATAGCTATATACATGTAAAATTTAGTTTATCATATTGGCTCTCTGTGCGACTTTCTAGTAAGGGTTGATAGGTAAGGTTCAAGTTTACTTAAAGTGTCACTACGAGTCTTGTAGGTGCTATCTCGTTGATTTCATTGAATTTATAAGGTTTCACTTTGTTCTGATTTCTGTTCTGACTTTTAATCTGTTCTAAACGTAAAGTAGAACAAATTCCTGTGGATTAACTTGTGGATAACTTTTGGTGCGAATTCCCTTAAACCCTTACTACTACTACTATAATTAAAATATTATATATATATAGAGTGCTGTATATTTTTTGTTTGTTCTGAATGTTCTGACTTTATTTAGAGCGATATGCTCACAGGCTTTTTTATTGCACTGCGGAATCAAGGCTCTTGACTTTCGGAATCCTGAGAATTCCTATGTATACTTTTAAAAGTCAGAACAATCAGAACAATCAGAACAAATCGATAAGTAAAACTTATCGTAAACCCAATGCCGATGGCGATGTCCTTTGATACCAGTCACTCATTGACCTTTGATACCAGTCACTAGATAATAAAAAGGGCGGATCTCTCCGCCCCCCACAAGGTACTCTGTTCTTACTTGCATTTTACCACGAACCCGGTTTGATCCTTCCGGGCTTTACCTTTTGCATATAAAGCCACGATTGTATTTTTAGGATCTAGATGCCTAACATCCGTATCATCACCGGATATAACCCGGCGCCCTTCAAATACAACTGGGATGTTCTCAAGTTTATCAAATACAACCGCGACCCGTTTACCTTCTTTTAGTGCGCGGTCATTAAACTTCTTAAAACCTTTGGCGCCTGAATAGCTAAAAGTTAAATCGTAATTTTCCGGGAAGCTCTGAATACCGTTTATAGATTTTTCCCGGTTAGGGATCTTGGTATAATCATAAAATTGTATATCCGGGAAGACTTCCATAATGTTACGATAGTAAACGCCTTCAGAATAAAACCCGATATTTTCAAAACGAATGTCACTCGTACCATTCAAGCGCACTAAAGGCGTTAAGTTTTTACGCTCCGCCTTCTTAATAAAGGCGGTAATTTCTTTTGTTAACTGGTTGAAGTACTCCGCCTGATTGTTTAGATATAGTTTAGTTCTGTTTAATCTTGCATCGAATGCCATGCCCATCCGCCCCGCGGATTTTAAACAAGCTATATAACATTCAGCGTTTTTTGCATTGGCGCATAAGTTAACCCCGCTATCCATATAAGGGCTTAAATATTGTATAGCCGTCATAAAGCCCTTTTTGTTTCCTTTGATTGTTTTTGCATCTGCTCCTATACTTAGTAATTTTGTCATTTTGTACCCCTCTAATTTGTGTTTTAATATTGTAACATAACTTTACTTATTTAAAAATAGTCTCGATCTCGCAGTCCTTTGATACCAGTGATATTTTTTTAAAAAAAGAAGGGGAAGGCCGAAGCCCTCCCGATCTCCCACAGGGTAAATCAATCTAATAAGATCATAAACGCTTTTGGGTGATACTTGCGAAACCAAGCCAAGCCATCTTGCATCATGTCATACATCGCTAAAGTTTCAGCTCCCATGATCGCGTCATACATCGCGACGGCTTGAGGTTCAAGTTCAACTGCATCCCCGGAAAATCTATTCTTAACTGTCTCAGGTTTAGTTCCTACTTGTAAACCCGCAAAGCTTTTTGGTATTGTGTTCATTACGCGTCTCCTATTAATTCGTTAAGGTCAAGTAGTGCGAGAGTCAATCCATTTTTACCTGCAGGATATTTAATCCCAGTTAGGTTAGTGACAAAGGCCCTGCATCTAGTTGATGTGTAACCACTGTTGATCTTCATACCTAAACAAAGAGCCTTGATACCTTGCCTTACTACCGCCATTCTGTATCGCTCGATCTGTTCTGGTGTATCTAGTACGGTTGCTTTATCCATAATTATTGAAGGGGGGTTTCCCCCCCAACCCTTGGTTAGTTATATGCTGATTGAAAGGATTCTACTCCCTCGTGTTTCAATATTCCTTCATTGAAACCTTGGTCATCGAAGTACCGCCCACTTAGTCCATACTCTTCGTCATTGGCTAAGTCTTTAACTGTAACAATTCCCCACCCGATACACCAATTAGCTTTCCTATGGTCACTAAGGATAAGAAAGGTTTGATCATTCCATGTCACTTCTTGGCCTGTTAGATCTGTACCACCTTCCTCTTCTTTTCTCCAACTTACTTGTTCACTCATT